TCACGGATGTATTCTAAACGCAAGTGCTGACTTGTGAAGTCGTAAGCCACAATAAGCGACTGCCCGTTGACGCAGTAGTCACCTTGCCCTTGGCTTACCTGCAATGCTGTTGACGTAGGTGTTAGATAATAATTTAAGTTATCACCACCCACTCCAACAGCACTAGGAGGCGCATCTACAGCACCGATGCGAACGAGACGAGACATGAGTTTGTTTTGCGCTACTGCTGTTGCGCCAAGAATAGGGTGGGTATCTGTAAAGTTTGCACCATCAGTCAGATCAATTTTGGCCTGTGAGTTGGGCACTAAAATGTAAGTGCGCTCAATAAAGTAATCCGGATCAATAGATGTAACCTTCTCTCGGAAGTCACTGTACCCAGCTTTTAGGTAAGTATTTGTATTATCAGAGGTTAAGAACGTTTCATCGGTGTCATCAACCAACGACTGAAAGAGTTGATAAACTTCGCCTACGTTCATTATCCACCTCCCATATCAGTGCGCCGTACACCTTGCTCAGGATTCGCATCACCATCCATCATTTGGCGAGCAATCTTAAGGGAGTTTAGTTTGTTAAACTCAGTGCTTTGTTGCAAGGCCGCAACCGGACTATCCATTGCAAATACTTGATCAGCAACAGCCTTAGCATTTTTGGACACACGGGGGAACACACGATCATTTACCAGTTTATCAGCAAATTGATTTTCTGGGGTACCAAATGTTTCGATGCTTATAAGAACGTCACGTAAGTAGTTTTGTCGTTCTTCAGGTAGGCTGTAATAATCAGGGCTACGAATAAAGTTACTAAAGACTTCACGAAAAGCCTGCAAATCATCAGTAGTAAAGATTTCAATTTCGTTACCCATTGCAGCGGCTTGAAGGATGTCATTTGCATGTGCCATTGCCTCCATCTTCTCAGTTACAAAAGCGTTACCAGTACCAAACTGTAACTCAGTAATGGCGGTGTTCTTATCAATAAGACCAAGCTGTAACAGGTCAATAATCTTTTGATCACGATCTTGCTTCTCGTTGCGGAACAAAGAACCAGACTCAATAAACACTTCAGGTTCTTCTACGAGCGATGTAGCTTGCAGGTATTTAAACACAACCTTACCAAAGCTATCTAACATCCGAACCATCTTACCTTCGGTATAATACCGTTTCATTAAGGTAAGAACGATGGTGCCTAAGTCGCTTGCTGCTTTCTCAATGTTGGCCTGAGTTGTCTGAAGTTGAGTTGCATCTTTGGCTGATAGCTCCTCAATAGCTTTGCCCGACGTTACACCAATAGCTCGCTTGCCTAAAGATGTAGCGTGCAGGCCGCTAACATCCATCATTTCGCTAGCAATCTGGGATATGTTCTGGAGTACAAAACCCGGCAGACTTGGCGGGGTAACGGCTGTTGGAGCACCACCGGCCGGATTGTAATACACTTTCTCACCACGCCTGTTGGTAATAGCATTAGGACCAACACCAGAGGTTTTAGGTATTAACCATTTTGGGTTTCCGATAAGGTCAGCATTTTCAATAACTTGAGCCCTGGATCGGTTGTATTGAGATTGCAGATCAATGAGCGGTTCAAGACAGCCAACGCCCCAAATGCGCCCCGGTATATCTGTGTACCTAATAAATTGAAGCGGGTTTGTTTCGCCGTGCCACTTACCCTTGAATAGATACGTAGTATCTAAAAGGACACGCCGCTCATTATTACGAAAGAATATCTCGTAAATTTTTAGGCGGTCTTTTAGTTTTTGTTTTGGGTATAAACCAAACGCATTGCGCAATTGATCGTTGTAATCATTACCCGCTGCTTTCTTTATCTGATCTTTGAACTCTGGATAGGCAGCCTCAAGCTCATCCCGGTTTACCAGTTTAGAATATGCAATGTAGTTACTCTCACTAATCCTCGTCGTACCGGGCTCAAAATACATACGATATGGATCAATAATTTCCGTGCATACGTCTCGCCCGTTGTAACGAGTATACATACCAACATTGCCACAGGTAATAAGCCACGAAATAGCCTCTTCAAAGATGTTAGGCATCTTTTCTCGTGCCCAGTAATACCTAAGCGCCGCTTCGCTAGTCTTGGCCTTTACAATGTCTTCTGGTGACGGGCTCGAAGGAAGAACAGTCAACGATGGATAAGCTACCGATAGACGAGCCTCAAGGTTGCGATAGATGTTAATCAGCAAGTTGATTGTGACATCGCTCGTATCACGTTTTCGACGCCGAAAATCGTTGATAGTTCGATCATAATACAAGTGTTGCCGACCTTGTAGATACAGCAAACAAAGATCCCAAGTACGGCTAAACCGATTCTTGTCCTGATCAAAGTCAGACAGTCTCGTCTTCATTACCGCAGCTTTGGGTATTTTCATTTGGAGTATCTTCCCATCATGCGTTTTGCAGCGTTCTTGCGTTGCATACTGTGACCAATAGCAGCAGCCTGATCAGGTTTGTAACCCGACTTAATAAGTTTCTTCGTGTTTTTTTTGCGGGTTGAGTCAGAGTAACCCTGTTTTAATTTGCCCATAAAGTCACCATCTCCATTCCATACCTACGGTTCCTTGCCAATCGGCGGAATCTCCCCAGTTTGCTCCGGCTGCAAGTGTCGCTGTGAGGTCAAGTTCTCTTCCGACCTTATGTCGAGCAGTAACACCAGCATCCCACCGGTCACTATTCCCGCTAAGAAGCAGGTCAAGGCCGCCAGTGTCGCCAGGGCGCAATACAAGTGGTGCTAGCTCTCGGAGTCCGAGGGCTTTCCCGCTTGAGTTGCTGCTGCCTCCACTGCTGCTCGTTTCTGCTTAGCAACATCTTCCATAGAAATTCCCAGCACACCGCCCAATGCTCCTAGTACAGATGCCACGATAGCTTCCGTAGGCAGATTAGGCAGGAAATGGCTAAGCAAAACAGGAAGAAGCGCCGCAAGAACAGACAGCCACAGTTTGCGTGATTTCATTTTATCCATGATTAGACCCCCTGAGAAAATGTGATAAACACAGTGCAAGCCGGCAAATGACCGCCTACATCGGTAGTGCTCACCGAAATACCGTCACCCGCAGCTAATTTAATTACACCAAAACTCGTCTCAGTTGGACGAAGAATTGCTTTATTTGTTTGGCTGCAATCAAATTGCGGCACCAAGTTTGCCGGACCAGGCCCAATCACGTCAATCTTACAGTTAGGACCGCCTGCGGCAGTGTTCTGATGCACAACAATATCATGGATGACAACAGCATCTTTAATGGTGATTGAATAAACATTTGAAGCACCGGCCGCTGTATCAAAACGATACACACCCAAAGGTGCGCCAGTTTGAAAATTGTACACCAGCGGAGCGGGCTGATCGAAATTTACCGTTTGACTAAAATAGGCGCTAGTAAGTTCAGTAGATGTTCCAAGCTGATCAAAGTCTGTTGTGACAGCCCAGCCGCTACCACCAAACCGATAGTAAAGCGCATTTGCTTTATCAAAAGCAGTGTCTTGGTTACCCGGATAAACGAACGTCCAGACTTGACCAACACGGCGAATAGCAACGTGGTCCTCTTTACCAGTCCAAGGGCCTGTTGCACCAGCAGAAGCAACTAACCACATTTGATTATTTGGTGCATCGACCGGAGGCGTCGTTGAAATACCCTCAACCACGAAAGTGGGATCAAACGTCTGAGGGCTAATAAGCGAAGTAGACATATCGTTCCTTATGCTGTTAGCTTCTTGAGAGCTTTAGCTAATAGTTCATCTTTTTTGGCCGCTGCCTCAGCCGCCTTCATTTCATTTTTGTAACCCATTGTGGTCGCACCAGCAGTCACAGCAGCGTTCCCGAGGCTAGCATTGTCATCGCCCATAAGCGCTTTTGTAGCTTCGCTGCCGGCCTGGTAGGCACCTATAATAGCAGCCGGGTTCCCCTGGGTCGCAAGACCTGCGCCAATAGCGCTGATGCCCCCACCGATAACGCCGCCAATATCTTTTTTAGATTTAGATTTAGCGGCTGCTCGCATCATGCGTTCTCGTGCTAATTCTTGGCGCTGTTTTTTGCGACCAATAACGTTTCCAAGTCCCTGGTAATCCATTGTTATTCCATAATATCGTCAATCGACACAGGGTCAGATTGATCGTGATTGTTGTAATCTTGCGACCACGCAGAGCGGATAGCCCTGGCTACCATAAAGATAGCCAGAGCCTCCGCACCTTGAAGTAATAACGAGATTACCTCAAGCACCGTTATACACCTGCGTAGCTAATGCCAACAAGGATGCCGTTACGGTTCGGGCTGTGGCAGACCAAGTTGTAGTAG